AAAAGTCAATCTCACATGCGCCACCAGCACAAGCAATTGCACCCATAGTATCCACATCTGTATATTTCTTTTCTGTCAAATCTGACTCCCATTCTATGTTTACAAAGTTTTTGTTTATCTTCTCCCACTTATGTAGTAGATGTGAATCCTTCAAACAATACTCTGCCTTCTTTACATCACCATTGAGATAATTATCTGCAAAATTATTAAAACGGCGAATCCAATCACGCTTAATACTATTAGTCGAGTTATCCAACGTGAGATCATCACCGTACCCCTGAGCAGTGCTGCAAGCAGTCCAAAGATTATCAAAAGCGCTAAGAGCGTCAACCACAAGCCCACTAGCGAATATAGCACTAGTTCCATAATTTTTTACCATTTCTTTTGCCGTAATTACACTGGTGTTAGGTGCCTGATTAAAGTCCTTATCACCCATCATTGAGAGAAACGAAATTCCAGCAAATGAATGTCGGTTCTTAAATACATACTCTTCTACTTCTTGCCAATCGTCAACAAGAATAGTATTCGACACGTTATGTCGTACTCCTTTGTCTGCACATAGTTCCTCGTTTGTACCAGCGTTTACCCAATACTCTTGAACCAGTTTTACCTTTTCAAGATGGTCAACACCTACAAGATCCTCTTTTACATAAGAACCTTTCTTTGGTACAATCGGGAAAGACACAACCACGTCTGATCCTGTCGCACTCCACACACTGTCTTCGACCATGTATGGGTTTGCTTTTTGAATTGCTTGCGTGACCTCGGAATCCTTAGTCATCTGAACATTGCGAATATACATCTCCGAATGTTCTGCGTGAATACCAGAAGCAGTCTGTAGTAGAACTGATGCATTACCACTTGGTTTTACACAAGTTGTACGTGCGGCTGCATTGATACCAATCAACTCCGCAACCTCTTTGTTTACTTCTTTTACAATCTTTGCACCCTTCTGAAGAATCTTTTTATCAAATAAGACTTCTGGGTTATTCATCCATCCTGTGATAGAACAACCAATGAGTGCTTCCCTTGCAAAGATCTTTTTGGAAACAGAATTCAAGAATTTAAAATCTGTGTATCCTGCCTGTAGTGTACCTAGAATGGCAGCGGCACGACACGCCTTGTAGAAGTCTTCTGGTGTATGACACATACCACCATTGATCTCAGTAAGGTTGCAACCTTGCCACCCAGACTTACCATTGATCTGTGGGAACATACCAATTTCTACACATGGGTTGGTAGTATGTTCTGTACTCTCAACGAAAACAAAACCTGGCTCACCAAACTCTTTTACTGATTCCATAATAGTACTGAACTGTTCTTTCGTCGTACTATCACGCACGATTACCGCACTGTTGTTTGACCTACCGCGTTGTGGATTATCCACGAACCAGTTACCAGTCTTTGCAGTCATCATTGCCTCATCGTCTGGTGAGAACAAACAGATAGTCGCAGAACGACGAACACCACCTGATAGAACCGCATCCGCAGAGTGCATACAAATATCATACACATTGATTGGTTGCAGTGCTGTTGGATTGTTGTTATTCAGTACAATGTCCTGTAGTAGATGTTCGATCTTGTCTAGTGCAAGTCGCAATCCATCTGGGCCAGGCGCTTTAAATCCACCTGAGATCTTTGCACCCTTTGGACGAATATGTGTTAGATCAAAGTAGATTCTCCGACCTTCATACTCTGGATGTTTTGATTTGGAAACAAAATAGGAAGACATAAGAACGTCTACCGCTGTCGCCCAACCCTCAATAGAATCCTCTACCACGTGTGTCTTAGGTTGTTTATTTCTGATCTGGATCTTTGGTAGTTTTTTGACGTGATGTTTCTGCACCGAGAACCCAGCGCCTGCACCACACAATAACATATAGAATATCTCACCAAAGAACTCTGCACGATCTGCGTATGTAGATGTACAGTTATACATTCTCATCTGGTGTTTTAGAATCTGTTCTCCACCAAATTGCAATGCACGTTGGGCTCCCAGAACTCTCTGTTCTTTGTATGCCTGACGTGCTTCGTCTACATATAATTGCAATCCGTTATGTCCATCGTTCTGGTCTGCATAGTAACTTTCATGCATTCCCATGACACGATCAACTGCCTCATCCCATGTTTCGTACCTTTCAAGTTCATCATTAAACCGTGAATATCCATCGTAAAATTTTGCTTCTGACAAAAGTTTCCTAGTGTCAACATGTGATGTTGCCATGCGTTTTCCTAACTATATGTTGATTTATTTTTCTTTGTATTATATAGTATATCGGGGTTTTTGTAAACCCCAAATACTGTGACAAAGATGTGACATTCTGTCCGTTTTGACAAATAAAAATAAATTTTTATTCGGTCGGCAGTCCAACATCATCTGGTGCGTTGGTGAGACTTTCTTCATAGTAAAGTATAATGTCTTTCTGTTGAAGAATGTATCTACGCATATCTGCAATGTCCATCGCAAGGTTTTCATAACCCTGTGCAGAGATTGCCATAAACGCAAGTAGACCTTCTTCTTCTTTAAACTTCTCTAGAAACTCATCTAGATTAGCCTCAGACACGACATACCATCTAACATCAGTTAACTGTAACTGTTTAGGTCTCGCTTGAATAGGAATGTTTTGTTTGATGATCTTTGGTTGAGTGACAACAATAGGTTCACTCGTCCGACCCAGACACCCTGCCGTTAGCAGGATCAGTGTCAGCCCTAAAATCGTCGAGAAGACGTTTAACCGCATCATTAATCTTTCCTTCTAGTACATATGGTTCTTCGATTGCTTTTCTCAGAATATTTAGTTGTGCAAACTTAGAACGTAAGTTGTCGCTATACTGCTCAGCGGCCTGCAATCTAACAGTCAATTGTTGATTGAGTTCTTGTGCCCTATTTTGAGTTTCTAACATTTCTTTAATTGTGGCATCTTTCGCGTCATTCGCAACGACAAGTTTCGCGTTGTTCTCACGCAAAATGCCTAGTCTTTCTTGGGTATCGATATAATACATGTACCCACCATATCCAACACCGCCAAAAATGGCCATGATTAATAGGAAAATATAAATTTTTAACATAATTGTTTATCCTTCATTGTTATACATAGATCTAAATCTTTTTAGTAACACAGGTGAACCTTCATTCTTGGAATACCTTTTGTCTGTTACTGGTGTTTCCTTTACCTTCAACATCTTATCTTGATTCTTTTTCAGTTTTCTGTGACCTTTTCTCCACCCCATATCGGGTGCCATGTCCACTCCACCTTGTGCAACTGCATTGCCTGGTGCATCTTCACTTACTGATTCTTTTTTACCCTTGACTTTTGCGGCAAGATCTTTATCTGCACCACCCCAAGTTCCACTCGATTTTGTTGTGAAAGAGTTCACTCGTGCCATCGCCCACTGTTGTGGTGTAGTGCCTGGTCTGTGACCTGTCTTCCATGCAGCCATACCCCTGTTGTATACTTGTCTCAATACACTTACAGGCATACCCGACTTCTTCGCCTTTGCGGCTAGTCCGCTGTCTTTACTTTCACCATACATTTGTTTAAACTTATTGGTGTGTTTTGACGGTTTAGTCTCTGCATCCGCATCGCCTGGAGCTGGACTTGAAGACTTCTTCTTGAAGTGTGCATCTCTTTTATCCTTAGTAGATTTAGATAGTCCAGAATAATATTTTGCTGGTTGTGTTCCGTCTTTGTCTTTTATATCAGAATCTTGTCTGACCTCTGCAAGAGATTCTTGTCTGGCAAGCGCCATCTTCTGATATGGGCTCAATTTCACAAGATCTGATTTTCCGCCGCCTGTCTTCATAAGTTTTATCCATTTCTTTGCTTTTGGGTCTGATGGGGGTTTCTTAGAGAATTTTTGGATCTCTTTATACCCTCGCATTGTTTCAGCTTTATAATCTGCATCATCTGAGTTATCTATGACATACATTCTGTTTTTGAAAGTACCTTGAAATTTACCAATATTTTTTTGAACATCATTCCATGACTTCTTAACCATATCGTCTGGAAGAGTTCTTGCACGTTTTTTATTCCTGTTCATTGCAGTTTCTAAGTCAGTGTTGACAAATATCATTGCGGTCTCATAACCCAATTTTCTCAGAGATTGATGTTGCGTAAAAATCTTCTTATAATCTTTACCAGTACCGTCGATAACAAGACCAAGTTTACCTTTTAGATACATGCCCATTTTATTTTTGGTGAGGGTTTTTGCCTTCTTACGAATTTCTTGACCTTTAGGTGAAAATATATTGTCTGGTGTCGCCTCTAGACCTGCCTTTTTCAGAGCGGCTTCGAACGCATCATCAGAGTTTACCACTTTAAATCCAAAAGAAGTTAATGCGGTTTGACCTACCACAAACGATTTACCACTCCCTGGCCCACCAGCGAGAAACACCGCTTTAAAAATAGATGGATCGTTTACCCCTTCTAAAATCTTTACGTATTCGTATAAGTTCATCGTAGTAATTCTTCCGCCGTTATATATATTTTCTGTTGTGTCTTCATATGTGTAGCTTCATATATGTTCAAACCGAATATATCTCCAACTGGAAAACATTCTTCACTTATCCTCACTTTGTCTTTTGCGTTCACCATTGGATCGCATGTAGTATTTAGTACCTTTTCATATTTAAGAGAATAAACGCCAGGCGATAGTTGATCGTCTTCCAACATAAACCATCTACTTTCTTCTGCAAGTAAATCACTGGTATCGATACCAGCTTTTAACAGATCTTTCCTCATATTTTTTTCGCTGACACCAAACTGTTCCTTAATAAGATACAGGGCGGCTGCATATGAGGCGATCCGTGATGAACCACCTGGCGCCTTTGCCATCAATTTCTTTATATTAAATACTAACCTTATAAATGGAGTGTAATAACTCGAATAGTTTTCACGATCAGCAATCTTATTAAAAGGTGGTTTGACTAGTCGTTTACCTTTCTCATCGATAATACCAGCCTCAAACGCCTTCGTTTTATTAAAAGGCGTGACCAATAAGGCGAGAAATCTAAACGTATACGCAAGATCCGCTGCTGATTTTAACAATCCCATTATATTTTCCTTAGTACCCTAATAACTTCTTTATCCTGTGCAATCCCTGTATATTGACTATTCGTAATATACTTTAAATAGACAAGAAATGGTTTGACCACTTTCCAATGATGTTCGTCTAGTTTCAGATCCAATAACCGCAAAGCGGCATACATTCCAAAGACATTAAAAACTATAATCAAGTGGTTTAGTATTAACCGTTCACTCAGTAAACCCTGATCGACATATCTATTGACCAGACGCTTTATATATTTAAATCGTTTCAGATCACCATAAAATTCTTCACTATCAATTCCCAGTGGGGTGTAGTAGTGTTTTATTGCAAACTTAACGATATCTTCTTTCAGAAGAAAGTCGTCTTCCACATCATCTTGCATAGTTATTCCATTATTATTTTTACTTGGAAGCAGCCCTGAATGCCATTATCTTCTTGTTTTTACCATGATCCATAACTTTTTTACCAAGTGGTGTCAAGTTACCTTTTTTATCATACATCTTATCTATAAGTTTTTTCTCTTCGGCTGATAACTCCACCAGAGTTTCTTCTCCTAGACCTTCTGCATCACTGGTTTTATGACCACCACCTTCTGGGCCCATACCTTCACGCCAGTCACCACACTCGCATGGATCACAGTTGCAGTCCACACAATCACAGTTAGGATTCACGTCTTCTTTGATCTTAGTAGACATTTTAAATCTTGTATAAGACAATTTATCACCAACTTTAATATCAATTGGTTTATCATCAACTGTCGCAAATTTACCAATTTGGATAGTCTTAGACTTTGGATTCTTTTTCATTAGATCAATTGCTTTTGTCTTGTCTTTAAATTGACCTAAAACCTCATACTTCGACCCTTGTACAACAACAAACATACCCTGACTTGCTTTTTCAGTCTGCATATCTTTGTATGCCTCGGCGAGTTGTTTCCACATTTTAGTTGTCCTTTGATTTCTTAGTCATTTTCTTAAATGACGCAAAGTTCAACTTGTTGGATTTTTCCGCATCGACGCCTGGTTCTTTTACTGCACGATCAAGTTCTTTTTTCGCATTAGGTGCAAGACCATCTGTTTTGTCTTGTGCGACACTATCAGAGTTTTTACCAGCACCAGTAGATGCAGCCTCTTTGACTTTCTCTTGAGTCTGGACTTCAACTTCTTTTTTGCCTTTAGACTCAGAGTTCTTACTGATTGCTTTTCTACGTTTGTGTAGATACTCATCAGAACTATCTGTATCGCCATCGTTGTCGAGGTCTTTATCCTTACGATCATCAAACTTTTTCTTGACCGCTTTTTTATCGACTTTATCCATGCCGTCACCATCATCAGACTTGTCGTTAGACGCATCTTCATCTTTTGGTTTCTTTTTGTACGTGTCCATATCTTTACCACGTTTCATTGCGCCTTCATCTTTTTTCTTGGCCTGCAATGCCTTACGTTGTGCGACCTGATCATCGTCATCTCTACTATCGCCCATCGCTTCTTTTTGATCCGCGAGTTTCTTTGCCTCTTGTTTCAACATTGCTTCTGCGCGTTTTGCATTTTCTTGGCGTTGTTTTTCTTGAATCTGAGCGTACGCCTCACCCATTTTCTTGATATCTTCGTATTTCATTTTGGTTTCCTTACATCCATATTTGGGTTGTGACTGCACCAGCGAACGCAACTATTGCGACCCAGAACAATTTATTTATCAATCCCACTGTGTGGGCATTATCATCTACTTTCTTCTCAATTCTATCTAACTTCTCCGAGAACCGATTCATCCTTGCCCAAGACTCATCTCGGTATTTCTCGTAGTTATCTAACTTTGCCTCGAACCGCGCCATCTGTATGATTGCTTCGGCCATTTTGTCGATCTTCTCCTCAATTCTATTGAGTCTATTTGATTGTGAATCTGCCATCAGTTATCCACCTTCGCACCAGCTCTCCACTGGTAACATGACCAGTATCGTGCCTTATGTTTGGGGCCTGGGTTATCACAGTTGTGTCTCGCTCTAAAACTTTTCCTTCGGCCAGGATCGTCGCGTTTAATATCCATGTTAGGATCACCAAAGCGCACCACCACGACAGCACCTTTTTCATTTTTGACATATACTTTAAATTTCTTATTAGGGTTTTCACTTGTTCGAATAGGATTATTCAGAGTCACCTTTTTCCCCTGATACTCCGACTCTTCTAGAGTCTCTTCAATAAGACAAGACTCGCAAATCTCATCAATTACATCTTCGCGATATCTGTCAAACTTTTTCATTTTCGTCGTGCTTTCTGAAATGCGTTATATTCTTTACGTCTTGCAGAGTCTTTTGCTTTTATTGCCTGTGGCAGACCTTCTTTCTTTAGTAGATCTGATATGGCACCTATCTTCATGCCTGGAAATTTACTTCTGATCTGCTTTGTTGCTTTGACCATAGGTACTGCATCTTTGACCAGTTGTTTTGCCATGCTTTTTGCTCTTGGAGAAACAAATCCTTTTACGATATCCCTGTCCTGATCAAAATCATAATCCTTGTGCCAACCACGCATACGTTTGTCTGTTGCTTTCTCTTCGACATGTGAAAACTGCATAGATTGTTGTCCACTGCTTCTAACCTTCTCTGCATCTTTTAATGACTTGTAAGGTTTGCCTTGGTTTACAAACTTACCCTTAGTCATACGTTGCACTTGAAACTTATTATCTTTAGTTTTGACAATTTTAATAGTGCCTTCTTTTGACGCTTCATCCACATCACGTGTTCTCGGTTCTCTGCGATTATCTGAAGGATCTTCCATCTGTAGGTTTTTAGGATCATTGTTTAGTGGATTGTTGTCCTTATGTCCAACGTCCTTACCTTTGACTGCTTTGTCACCCATTATTCTACGTGCAGAGTTCCTTGAAGATCTGTTTGCAATCTGTTCTGGTTTTGAGTGGTAATTATCATATTCCTTACGATAGTTACGTTCATTGACCTCAACTGCTTCACGTTTCATCATCTTCATTGCAAGATTTGCAAGTTTGGTGACGTTGAGACCATCCATCTTTTTCTTATTTACATCGTTGACCTTATCATAGATCTGTGAGATTGCGGATGCAGTGAACATATCAACCATCACACCGTCAATCTTCATCGCCTGTTTTTTACTAACAATCTGTTTTACTTTGTCGATAGTTTTAGACGCCTCACTAAGACTTTCGTTACTTTCTGCCTGAATGTATCCCTGTTTTTTAAACTTTGGCCAGTCTTTCTTATCGATGGTTTTAACACCACCTTTTTTGTGTGGTATAGTAACCAGCATCTCTGTATCTTTATTCTTTAATTGACGTGATTTAGGTTTGGTCAATCCCATTTTATCAAGCATTTTCATTCTATGTGCAGATGCACCCATTGCTTCATCAATTTCGACTTCTTCTTTGTACATATTCAACTCAAATGGTTTTGAACCACCTTTATTGTAAACTTGGATTTGTAGGTTTCCACCTTTACCTTTTAATCTGTATTTGTTTGTTTTACCCTCAGAAGGTTTCTTCGGGCCAGTTGCAACTTTACTGTCAATCTCTTTTGGGTCTACAGTAATTCCTAATTTCTTTTTTGCGTAATCATATGCGTGTTTCATTGCACCACTAAAATCTTTATGATACAAATCATACTTCTCATCAAGTTCAACTTCTTCTTTGATCTTGACTTCTTTGACCTTGTCGCCTACTTTATATTTTTTAAAGTTTTGACTGAAAGAACCACCTTTATTACCAGCTTTTGCCTGTTTGACATTCATCTTCATCATGGCATTTTTACTACCTACTGCCTGTACAACCCCATTAGGATCTTGATAATAGTATTGTGACCCACCACTACCCTTCATAGTGAATTTTGCCTCATAAAAGTCTTTAAATGTCATTAACTTAATCCCCTATTTTTTCTTTTTGTATCTGTGGTTCTTGCACGATCTAACATACGATCATGTTTTCTCGCATCTCTTTCTTTTTCTTTATCAATTTTTTCTTTGGCACGTTTTTGTGCCTCGCTCTCTTCAAATGATTTAAATGTAGAATGTTTCTCTGGTACGCAATTGGGTACATTTTTGTTACCCTTTTTCTTCATACCAACTTGTTTATATCCATCCCAACAATCTTCTTTCTGCCCGGGCGTAATACCCTTCATCCACTTCACACCGTCGTCTTTGCCCCATTCGTATTTGTATTCATCTACCAATTCTACTGCGTCCAACCACTTACGTACCTGTTGACCAGTGTGTAGTTCTACTACCAAGTAGTTTGATGCACAATACTTGACTGTTCCGATTTCTTCGGTTTCTTTGATAACAACTTTATCATTAACGCCATATAGATCCCCTGATACATATGCTTCCCTCGTTTCTGATATAGGTTCTAGTTGAATGTGACTGTGAAAAACCTTAGTTTCTTTTAGACCCATAGAATTCCTGATTGTATTGAATAATTTCTTACTATCTTTGTCGCCAAATGTCTTAGGTAAACCCAACGCAAATGATGCATAGTCGTTGTCTGATGCAGCCTTACGCATCTTAGATGCAGACATACCTTCGACACCTTCTGCATCTGGATCACGTTGACCAGCGGAAATGACTTTAATATCTTTGAAATTGTAGAATCCGTGACGTGCCTTCTTACCGTTGTATTTGTTCAACAGAACGTCGAACTCTCGGAGTCTGTCCTGTCCTACAACCATAACCACATTTACAAATCCTTCTTTGTAAAGTGTAGACGCAATCTCCATTGCGTTACGTAGTTTTGGATTCATTATAATTGATCTCGCATGACGTGGAAACATCTTACGTGAGATCTTAACTTTTTCTTTATACCCTAGTGGATTTTTCTTTGCGTCTTGAGACTGAGATAGGTACATGCGATATGGATTAGATCCTGCCAATGACGCCAGTTTGTCTAATACTTTACCGTGACCAATAGTAGGTGGATTCATTCTACCAAAACCAAAGTATACTGAACGTTCTTCTTCTACAAGATAATTTTTAAAAGAACTAATCATCCTCTACCCGACTTTCCAGCGCCACCCTGTTTGCGTTGCATGTCTCGTCTACGTGCAGTTTTTACACCGAGTTTCGCACTTCTGCCAATTCTTGTTTGGAATGATTTACTTGCCAATCTTTTCTTAATCACATTCTTTTGACCTACACTTGTAGGTGCGGAACCACCGCCTGCCTTTTTGGTAAACGCTCTTCTCGCACTTCTTCTTGCTCTCGTCTTCAGTCTACTTAGACTTGCAATTTTCTTCTTCTGACGAATCGCACCAACCTTACGACGATTACGATACTTGATCGCATTACGACGCATTTTCGCACGAGCTGCAAATGAGAGAGTTTTTGTTGCTTCAGACTGTTCTTCTTCGTCGAGTTCGAAGGTCTCTACGTCTTCCACAAACTGTTTAAATTTAAACATCCTTTACCTTCCTGGCTTATCCCATCCTTTAAGTATATCAGGCGAAAAGTTGTTGTACGAGAATTCCATTCTGTCAACGATCTTTACCGCATCACCACCAAGACGATCTATTGCGACGTACCCTTCTGGGCCTGTGGTCTTAAAACCAGTTTTAGTCTTCACAAAGGTATCTACATTAGATAGTCTATTGAGTATATTTATCAGTTTTAGTTTTGCCAAAACTATTAATTTTTGTAGATCGAACATCATTTTTAGACTTTTTTTGTTTTGATTTGAAAAAAACTTCAGTATTGCATCACGTTTATCTACCTGAGTTGCCTTACCCTTTTCAGTTTTTCTACTATCGATCTCTTTCTTGTATTTGTCGTTAATATGTTTAACCAGTCCGTCCACGTGTTTTCTGGTGTCTTTTATAATCTCACCTTTGCGAACAAATGTGTTTCCGTATGTTTCGATGGTCTGGGCCAATGTCTGGTCTTTCTCTAATTCTCGCAGTGTACTACCAGATATTTTATTGAACATCTTACCCATCTCAGATAGGTATCCATCTACGAGTGCGGTATCTTTACCACTCATTGTGTACTTTGTCAAGTCTCTTAACATTGCGTCCTGTGACCATACTGCGCTTGACTTCTTTAGTTTAGATACGTCTACACCGTATGATGCCTTCATAGATTCGAATGTTTTTCCGACGTATGTTGTGTGCCAGACAATCCCCAGTTTCGCCTTCTTGATTTCTGCCGCTGCTGGTGTGCCGTCGGGCACTGCGTATACAATAGTGTTAGGATGAAACGTAACATAAGACACTCCTTTAATTTTAGTCTTTCCTACATCAGACTTAGAGAATAAGAAATCCCCTTGAATGACCCCTTTAATTCCGAGTGATGGCAAATATTTGAGTGCATCTTTGAGCTTATCAGCAAGATCACCAGAAGTATCATCATCAACGTCAGTTGCAGACTTGTAGATCTTAGGATTCTTGTTGAAGATCCCCTTCTTAGCGACAAAAAACTGACCATCGTTCGGATCAATACCAGCAAAAATAGCAGGAGCGCCATCCCACTTAACAGAGACATTTCCATCTTTTTCTCCACCAAGCATCTTCCTTAATTCACGTAGGGCGAGTATTGCTTGTCTAGTACCCCTGACACCACCATAGAGAACCTTATCCTCAATATGAGTCATGTGTGTGTTTTTCTGTTCGGTTATAAAGTCTGCAAAATTATCCACTATTTAAGACCTTTATATAATACTTTTAACATCATAAATTTTCCTAGTCTTCCCTGTCCTGTACTACCTTTTGAGGCTCGTACACCAGAGTCACTACGACATACCATATCCAATGTTACTTTACCATCCGCTGTAAATACATCTATCATCCACGCCTGTACTGAATTTTTATCCAAATACGCTTTGTGATCTGTTATAGTTTTATATACAGGTGCAAGTCCATCACCTTTTCTGTCCGCTTTATTACCAACTGCTTTCACTAGAATCAAGGGAACCTTTTCACCTTTCTTTTCTAGATTGAAATCATCACCCAACCATTTTATAAAATCTTCGTTACTCATCTTGTTAATTTCGTTACACATTTGTTGGCGACAAACTGTTGTCATTTCGTGATATAGTTCATCTGCGGCTGGTTGATCCGCCAGAAAGAAATCCAAATACTTTCGAACAACTAACGGTTTTACAGTCTTGTTCATGTAATTAACTTTGTTTGCAACTTCGTCAATGCCTGGAAGTTTAGAATATACTCTATCCCATAACGCATTTTGTAATTTATCGGTTTTCCAACCACGTTTTTTATACTGTGTTCCTACGTATGTGTTTAAAAGTGGTTCTTTAGTCTTTGCACCACCAGCCTTCAAAGACACTCCCAATAATGTTTTATCTTTGAAAAATATAAAGATATCGCCCGCATGATTGTTAGGCACACCAGCTGGTTTTGCACGATATCCCCATACTACCTTATCAATGGGTTTTTCGTCATGTAGAGAATACAGATATTTGGTTATACCAATCGCATTGTTTACCTTATCTTTTAAAAACTTTTCGTCCATTGATACTAAATTATCAATGACTGTTTGTGCGGCCTTGGCATCTGAAGACGCAAAAGAAACTTTAGATCTACCACTTTTTAGA